CCTTTGCAATCTGATCTCCAGTACCAATGCTGATTGGCCCTGTCTCAGCGAAGGTTGTTTCGCTGTCAAAGTTGTAGCCAACCTCATGGTCATAAATATCACTATCTGCGTCATGTCCCGCCATAAGGGGATACTGGAATACGCCACGGTCAACACCTGCAGTACGAGAGAGGCTACCTATTAGCCAATGGTTTTCTTTGTAATCAAACGCAACATAGCGATCTATCTCTGTGCTTTCCGCTGAAGGGTAGAACCACCAAATTTCACCATACTGACCATTAGCAAAAGACCAAACCTTTGATTTCTGGTCAAAGTTGAAGTCATTAAACACATAGTCGTGAACATCGCACGGTATCTCTGAGACTGCGTTGCCGTCAAATCTAAAGAAACCGCGCTGGCCCATCCAGAAAACACCGATATCTACGTCAGATGCAGATTTGCGCGAAATCGCGCCGCAAGACGTACCGACACGCTCAAAGCCATAAACGTAGGGCGGGCCAAGGTAGCGGGCCGTGTGCGCGTCTGTATCTGTGATAATCAAGGTTTGACCGCGAGTACGAATGCCCTGCATGATTTGACCATTGGTTTGCAGCTCAATATCGCCAGCCTCATTCGTGGCTAATGGCGTCCAGTCTGTATTATCCTCTCTAGCGCACCACTGCACCTTGCGAGGATTGCCGCCAGCTCCAAGAGCAAAGATAAACCGCTCTTCAGTTACGACTATTCCAGAGTTGTTTTTAGGGGCTGCGCCAAGCAGAAGAGCCTCATCTTCTGAGTATATTGTGTAATAAAATCGAAATATTTCATTTGTTGCGACATTGGCCGTCACCTGAACCATTAGCGTGCCGTCATCAGCAGCAACAAACTCATAGCTGTCATCTGCATCAAACCCATTCCCATATGTAACGGTGTTTGATCTCGTCACGTTACTGATCGTGTCGTATGCTATAGAGTACAGTATAGTGTAATTTGTATTTGTGTTTGTGCCATTTATGACATGCTCCCCATTGTACGTCATGCCTTTCTTAATAGGCATGCTATAGAAGCGATGTAGCGCAGTAGTGCTTCCTGCTGCCTGACCTTCTACCTCACCGCCACTTGGGTAAGCGCTAGTTGCTGTGCTGGTGGGGAATGTTGTATCAGTCCAAAACAATGAGCCGCCCAATGTCTCGCCTGTGCTGGCGCTTGGAAGTATAGTTAGCGTGTTTGTTGTCTGCAAGTCCCACTGAAGTATTCTTCCATCGTCAGAATGGCATGCGATGAGATACTCTCCCCAGTTATCCATTGACCAAGTCGTAGCGTCAAGTGGCACGGTATTCTGCGATAGCTGTCTTGGCTGACCATAATATCCATAGCCATACTGCTGGCCACCATAACCAAGGTTAGCAGCAGCGCTTTCACGACCTGCTGCTAAGTTTCCAATTGTGATGTCTGTTAAGGTTCCACCGCCCGTCATCACCAAAAGCGCATCATGTGAGCCACCAGCTAAGTATGAGCTGCCATTATTGGTTTCCCATGCATGCATGCCGCGAATAACATTTGTGCAAAATGAAGCCTTGCGCTCACGCCAGCCGCCAATCGGGCGCAGTGAGTTATCACGCCAGCGCACTAGCGAACCGTCCCGCCAACGCCCAGCTTGCTCTAAGTCGGTGCCGTTTCTATAAAATCCTGCGGGTATGTCTAGCGGTACTAATGTCATGCTGTTGTTCCATAAACTGTGCCGTTATTCGTATATGTGGCGATGGCAGTACCAGAAATAGCTGCGCCACCTGCACCACCAGAGTTTCCGCCCGCTGCGCCCCAGCCACCACCGCCACCACCATATGTGCCGTTGCTACCTGCGTTTCCGTTAGAGCCACCAGTGCCGCCATCACCGACGCCACCGAATGCGCCTTGACCGTATGATGTGCTGACAGTCAATACACGGCCACCGCCGCCTGACGCGCCATAACCTGCAAACCCATCATCCCGTGGCTCTGCACCAGCACCACCGCCACCTGCTCCACCACCCAAGCCTGCGCCATCGTATGAACCACCTGAGTATGCCCCTTGCTCACCGTTAGTACCATTTTGACCAACGGCACCGCCCACGCCTGCTGCGTAAGTTGTGTATGGACTTTCGCGATAGCCGCTGACGCCATTACCGCCGCCCGCACCACCGCCGCCACGGCCTCCGCCGCCACCACCGCCACCTGCTATAAACGCACCAGAAGCGTTGGTTAGAATTACACCAGTTGCATTGTTTACAAGCGCTGGGCCACCCGCCTGACCTGCGTTGCCGCCGCGACCAATAATGTAGCCGTTGTTTGTGATTGTCACCAAGTCATTCATGCTGCTAGGTATGGTTAAACCACCAACAGACGTATTGTCTGACCAGATATAAACGCCGCTATCAATCGTAACAGAAACCCTGCTAGACCCATTCCAACCCTGCGTTGTCAGGTAAGTGCTTAAATCTAGCTCCTGCTGGTTTGTCGTAATTGTAAATTCAAAGGTGCCAGCCGTAGCGAAACCAAAGCCCCTAGCTGACATTCCTCCAAAAGTTGATAGTGCTGGCATTATGCAAAATCCGTCAAACTCGCTAGAACCGTAAAGGTAGCTGATCCTGTCTTAATTATAACAAATGTATATACATCTACCCCACTTGCGTTACCACTGTCTGGTGCAGAGCCACCTTGCCACTTGGGTGTAACTGCAGAGCCATCAATCTGGTATGTGCTTAGGTAGTAAGCTGTAGAACCCTGCGTCATAGCGATGCTTACAGTGATGCTTTCTCCAATGGCAAGCATTGTGTCCAGCGTTGTGCTGCTATCTCCGCGAAAGTTGATTGTGCGGTCTGCGGTTTGATCTGCTGTATAAAACTCTATCGCTTGAGTTTTGCAGTCAAAGTTAATTGTTTCAGATGTGGTAGTCTGAAGCGTAACCTTTTCCACAATTTCTTCTATTTTTGTGGTGCCATTTAAGTCCGCGTCTGTGTTAATGTAGGTTGCCACATCAGTCATCGCAACTTGCACCATCGTGCCATCGTCGTTCACAACTACGCGGTCCGCATCGACAAGAGTTGTGGCTGTCGCGGATGTGCTGCCGTCAACAATATTTATCTCTGCAGTCGTTACTGTCGCGCCACTGAGCTTATTTAGCTCTGCTGCTGACACTATAACATTAGTGTTGTTAATTTTAAATGAACTAAAATCAGGTGAAATTGTTGCCTTATTGGCGGTGTCGCTGCCATTTAGGGTATCTTGCAACTTTGCAATGTTTGTGTTGAGCAAGCCGCCCCACGCATCTGCGTTACCGCCAACTACTGGTTGTGTAAGTGTTATCGCCATGTTTCAATCCTTTGTTAAAGGCACAATACCACGCTACGCAGCATCCGTCCATGTTTCCGAACCAACAGACTGTTCTGTCCAAATGTCTGAAATGTCTGTCTGTTCTGTCCAAATCTCTGCATCAACGACAGGCTCTAACCAGCCGCGTACAATGATGTCTCTTCCTGCATACGCAAATGAGCCTGCGCTCGCAGAGACATTCATACTAATTAGTGTGCCGATGTTGTTGCCAGTAACTGCAAATGTGCCAGCATCAAAGGCTTCAGAAATGCCAAAGTCTATTTCTTGGCCAGTAAAGGTGAATGAGCCTGACGCTGCCTCAAAGGTAATCGCAATAACTACTGCAATATCTTCGCCTGTAAGGGCAAATTCACCATTTGCTGCGGCAATGTTCATTGCCTTGGTGAACGATGCATCCTGCCCTGTGAGCGTAAACGTACCGCTGTCTGCGCCGATCTTATAGTTAGCAAACAGCCCGACATCTTGACCAGTAAGCGTAAACGATCCCGCCGTGACAACTTTGCTGATGTCTACGTCGATTTCTTGACCTGTGACGGTGAATGTACCTGCATTTGCCAGAATACTGACATGCACAATATACGTCTGGTCTTGACCCGTGACTGTGTAAGAACCCTGATTGACCGCAAACGCATATCCGCGTGTTGAGCCTGCGTCCTGCCCAGTAAGCGCAAACGTGCCAGCATCAGCCGACACATTCATTGCTTTTGTTAGATCAGCCGCACGACCATCAAGCGTAAATACGCCAGTTGGCGCAACGTCTGTGATTAGCTTGCCTGCACCCTGATAGCTTACCGCATAGCTGCCCGCGTCTACTTCAAACGTCAGACCCTGTAGGGCGCTTGTTGCGCCTAACGGGGTTGCGGCTATGGGGGTAAAGCCAAGCATGTACTATATCCTATTCAGGTTTCGTGGGCCAATTAATGTCTAATGGAAAGCCATCTTGTGCTGGCACATCACGCAAAGCCTGACGATAGTCTCTTTCGGCTTGTGTCATTGTGCGATCACCAACAGCCCACCAATCGGTTTCTGCTAAAAGAGCGTCACGTTGCAATCGTACTTGGCTTTCATTTACGCTTGCAGGTATATTGAAGTAGTCCTCTGGAACCTCTACAATTTCATCATCTCTCTGAATAAATGGCATTTCGTATTCCTTTACCTTAGTAATTCATGCCGTACTTTACTACTTTATCAGTGCGACCCGTCTGAGTAGCTAAAACACCACTGGGTGCGTTACTAGCTATAAATTTAGTGCTACTAGTTGCTTCGGCATTTGTCATTCTGCCGTTCAGTTCAACAAAATACGCTGAAGCACCAAGATAAGAAGGTGAAACTTGCAAACAAGTCCAACGCCAAGACGTTGGAACGCTAGTATCATAAGCATCCCATATTTGCATGCGACCCCAAATGTAAGAACCCGTTGAATTATTATGATAGTTGCCTGTCAGTCGCCCATAGTAATCATCTCTATCAGTTTGAGTACTATTGTAAATAACACCACCATATTGATATTCATTTGAGCTAATAATACCGCCGCTGCCATCGAAGAATTGGAATAATATTCCACCAAAGCCACTGTTTGCTGGTACAGGCCAAGACCCTCTTAGTTCGTGGTAATCATAACCAGACGGTAGGGTTAATTCCCAAGAGCCATAATTTGATGTAAAAGTTGATGAGCCTAATTCTTTTAAGCCACCGCCAACACCTCCAGCACCAATCGCTGCCGCTGTGGTACTGTCGATGCTTGTAATATTCTGTAGTTCGCCGCTGTTACCTATTCTAATAGAACCAACACCTGCACCTGTTCTTAAAGCCATTTTGGTATCCTTTCACTATTAGCCGTTAAGCTGTGCTTTTAGAGCATCAATTTGCTCTTGCTGTTCTTTGATTGCTTCGATCAACAAGCCAACCATGTTGCCATACGCTACGTTCTTGAAGCCATCTTTGTTCTCATGCACTGCTTCGGGTAGTACCTTCTCAACATCTTGAGCAATTACACCAGTTGCACGTTCTGTGAAGTTTGGCTTCTTGGTGTGTTCCTTTTCTTCAAAGGCATCGTTGTCCCAATCAAAGGTTACGCCACGCAATGACTGTACCTTTTCAAGTGCGCTATCGATTGTTTCGATGTTCTTCTTGTAGCGGATGTCTGATGTACTGTTTAAGTCGCCAGTAACTGTGACACCTCCGCTATAAGTTTGCAGTTTTACCGAACCAGCATAACAGACATTTGCATCACCGTTAAAGTCATAAAAGAAACCCCAATGATTGTATACATCATCAAACAAACCCATTCGGCTTGCGTTGTCGTGCATAAACACAGCACGTCCACCAATGTTGTAACCTTCCCAGCTGCCATGCGCACCACCGTCAATCTCAATAGAGCCATAGTTGCCAGAGACAGGACGGAAGTAGCCATTGCCATTATCGCCTAATCGTACTCCTGAGTTATTAACAGTAACTCTTGGTACGTTGCCTGTGTAAATATACATCAGGTCTGTGCCAAAGTTTATGTAAGTGTCTGTATCTCCATAGTGGTAAATCGTATTCGCCACATACATATTGTTGATGTTGTTTATGTTGTTGCCAGACAGATTTAGTTCACTGGTGGTCAACGACATTTCTGTGACGTCGTTAATATACCAAGCATGTGAACTGTTATTAGAAATACGATAAGCCCAACTACCACCTTCGTCTAAGAAGCCTACCTGCTGGCTATCATTAGCATAAACAGAACCCCAAGTATCATTATCGCTACCACGAAGTCTTAGGCTGACTGCACCTGTTGCAGCATCTGGCATAAAGTCGAAGTTATCCGTCTGCGTATTTCTAAATAGCAAAGCATCTTGACCAGATGACCACTGAATGTATGCTCTATCTGTAGTACCTTCTTGCCAGCGAATGTAAGGATCATTAGCACCAGAGAGGACAATCTTTTCAGAAGTACTACCCGCAATTTCCAACCCGCCAGCGTTGTGAGGGTTTCCAGAAGTTCCTACGCGCAAGCCAAGAGGGGCAGATGCACCCGTACTTTCTGTCTGAAACCGCGTGCTGCCATTATATTGCAAAGATGTAGTGCCATTTTGCGCAAACTTAATTGCCCAGTCGTTGTCGGTATCGTTGTAAATACCAGCCTCTGATGCGCCATTAGACATAAACACCCAATCGTCACGGATAGCATAACCAGCCCAAGTTACGCCACGATCATCGTCTACTTTGATTGTGCCGTAGTTGCCTGTGGCTGTGTCAATGTAGGTGTAAGGTGCTTCAAGGTTGAACGTAATTGTTTCGTTAGAACTTTGGTCTGTCGTGAAGTTACCGCCACCTGACAGACCTGTTCCTGCACTTAGTGTAATTGTAGCATTGTTAGGTATAGTGTCTGTGTTTGTAACAGTCTCAGTCGCAGATGAAATCGCGGTAACGTGACCATATCCATCAAGCGTAATATCTTGGATATATGTACGACCTGAGTTGTTCACAGATGCCTGAGATGAAGTGTCAGCATGTGTAAATGTCAGGTCATATGGATCGCCATCTGAGCCTGTTGATGTGTCTGTCCAGTTGATGTCAATGCCACCGCCCTCAACAAACTTAACCTCTTTGCCGTGGCTAATTGTGACCTCAGTCCCATCGCCATCTTCTAGCTGGAAAGTTGTAAGTCTAGCAGTGTCGGTGACTGTTTCAGTTGCGCTACTAATGCCAGTGACATGTCCAAAGCCATCAAGAGTAATATCTTGAATGTATGTCCGACCACTGTTATTCACAGACGATTGGGTAGAGGTATCAGTATGAGTAAATGTCGTTCCTGATAGGCTCAACCCTGAACCTGCTGAGTAAGTGGTGTTTGTGTCCGTTGACGCAATCGTTACGGTGTCAGTCGTAGCGTTCGTTGTAATGGTTACGTTGCTACCCGCCGCTAGGGTTAGCGTGTCAGCGTCTGCATCTGCAACTACTGTTGACTGCCCAGAAACAGCGATATTTTTAAATGCTGGATCGTTGACCTCTGCGCCAGCCTCTATCCCATTCAACTTCGTGTGGTCAGCATCAGTAAATACGTTACTGTCTGTCGCGCTTTCGACCAATGTGCGTATCTCTGCCGCTGTTTGATCCGCTGTAGCGTTTGCTTCGATATTATCTAGCTTTGCACCATCCGCTGCGACATCGCGCCCGTCTACCGTGCCAGTGACAGCAAGATTGCCTGTTACCGTGGCACCTGTCGCGCTAGGCTCAACCTTAGTAGACCCTTCGTGCTGCAAGCGATTTAGGTCATCAGCTACCGCCGTGATGGACACAGTTGCTGCGCCAGCTAAAGTAATAGCGTTGTTTGAATTGCTGCTTTCTGTCGGGCTGCGTGTTAGTGATGTGCCAGTTGAGCTATAAGTACCCGTGCCAATCTCAAAATTGCCACCTTCCTCAATAACGTATTGAACGACATCACCATTTGAAACACCCGCATCCGCGAATGATTGGTAGCCCACAGACGCACTACCAAGAGTGACCGTGCCGCTACCAGTAGTGGATGTCGTCATCTTGGCCCTGTTAAAAAGTTTAGCCATGATGACCCTCCATTATGCCATTGTTAGGATGCCGTTTGTCCCGATGTCGATTGTGAATGTGTCACCATCGTTCAAGGTCAAGGATGTCCCATAGTCGTAATATCCGATCACAGGATCGGCTGGTGATGTTGGCGTGTCGTTGTAGATCACAACATAGCGAAACGCTGCTACTGAGCCACCTGATGCAGTCAGCGTCAGGTCATCCGCAGATAGCTTATATGTGCCTGATGTCTGTGTGCTAGTGACGTTCGCCAATGTGCGTGACGATAGGTTTGTGTAAGAGATTTCGCTGATGTTCGCTAAAACCCCAAAACCATCCGCTGTTACGTCTGTTCCCGCTGTTGGATCAGTGTTAGACAGTGCAACCGCAAGTGTGTCGCTGTCCAAGTCCATTGCGTTCGCCATGTTTTTGACGAAATCGTTTACCTTTGTAAAACTAGCCATTAGTAACTCCTAATCTTTAAACGACGACCTGAACCGCCTGACTTGGCCTTTTCATTTTCCATGTTTATAGCATCAATCGCACTTTGGAACAATGCTCCCCAAGTTTGCATACGAACGTCCTCACCCAAGAATGGTGCAGAATGAACAAGCGCTCCATACAAATAGGCATCTGGATGATACTGTAAAACCCAGTTTGATGTGTTTGATGTCGATAGCTTGTCAATAGAAGAATAGTAAACCATTTCAAGGGTATACGTGCTATCTGGCGTAGGGAACAACTCTATCGAACCATCAGTTATTGCATAATAACGAGGTGCGCCCGCTGTGTCGGCAGCAGCCTCGCGGCGGTCCATCATCTCAGCCTGCCCAATTAGCTCAACAGCGTGCGGCGGGTTTGCCTGTAAAGAAAACCTAATAGGCTCCATGAAGTCATTAGGAAACGTTGTGTATTGCGTATCAGCCGTTGCCGTTGATCTACGCTCCATTCGCCAGTGGCGCAAGCGGCGATCCATAGTCGCCTCAGTCAAATTAATAAACGTCTTGATCCGCTCAGTCTGATCATCGCGATCTAAGAAATCAGCGATGACGGTTTGAAGCTCTGCATAGGTTGTAATTGACATCTACCACTTCACCTTATTTGCCCAATACGCCGCAGACATCTTGCCCTTAGCTATGTTTTTCGCATGACGCGCCTTAAAGGACTTAGCGCGTTTTGTCATAGTCTTGTCGCCAGTCTTACCCTGCTGACCAAAGCGAATGGTCTTAACCTTATCGCCTTCCTTAGCCACAACTACGTGCGACTTAGTTTTGTGGCTTGGAGTGCGCTTGGGTTTATTATAACCCAATACTCCAGCGCGGGCGAGGCGGGG